TGGTCAGGTGATGGCAATTAGTAATGAAGTTAGAGAGCGTCAAGCTGTTATAGAGTTCTTGGAGCGGGTAGAGAAAACAATGCACAGCATTGGGTTTGATATTAAAAATTTAATAGAATTAATTAAGATGGAGACCGCATAGTGGTATATTTTGATTTAGATAAAAATAAAACAACAGGCGTCTTCACAGGAGATCATTTAAATGATGTTCGTGAACATTTTTCTGTAAAGAATGAAGGCGCTAGATTTGCTAGAATGAGAGGGAGGTTCATACCATCTCGCACTTATGCTATCACCCCTGCAGGTCGATTAGACCCATGCTTGTTTTTTGAGATTACTAGGTTCTTACTTCAAAATGATTACTGCAAACAAGACCAAATTCGAGCATCAAAAGAGTTTCTTGAAGCTATTATACCTGGCCCAACTACATATCAAAAAGGTGTTCATTATACCAATCAACCATATAATAACCTTTCTCTAGAATTAAGGGATTATCAAAAAGCAGTTGTAACAAGATGTCTTGATACAGGGAGAGGGGTGGTTGTGCTGGCAACTGCAGGCGGTAAGACGCTAATCATGGCATCTCTTTTATCAAATTTCTTTTACATGAAGAATAATTTTAAGTGTTTGTTAATAGTACCAGATTTGGGATTAGTTGAGCAAACGTTTTCTGATTTTATATCTTATAATGTACCATTTTCAATTCGTAAGTGGACGGGAAGTCATCCCCTCGAAGGTGATAAAGGATGTGCCGCAAACGTTGTTATTGCCAATCTAGGAATCTTACAGTCAGAAAAATCTAATTTGGACTGGATTGAGGATATTGATATGCTGGTGTTTGATGAAATACATAAAGCTCGCCGTGGTAATCAGGTTAATAAAATTATTAAGAAAATGAAAACGAATATCCGATTTGGGTTTACTGGTACTATGCCTGAAGAAAAGCTTGATCAATGGAATATCATCGGTAAGATAGGGCCTATTATCTACGAGAAGAACAGTTATCAGCTACGTAATGAAAAGTATATTTCCAACGTTAATGCAAATATCTTAGAAATGAATTACAATTCAAAGCCTCCAGCAATAACGGAGCTTTCTAATCCTGCAGAACGGTATAAAGCTGAGTTAGAATTTTTGTTTACTAATACTTTTCGCAATAACACAATTGCTGCTCTTTGTAATAATGCCCCTAATAATGTACTAATACTAGTAGATTTTATTCGCCATGGTGAAGAGCTACAACAAGTATTAACATCTACTTGTAATCGAAAGAAAGTTTTCTTTATTCGAGGAGAAGTTGAAGTAAAAGATAGAGAGCAAGTACGAGATTTAATGGAGAAGAGCAACGATGTGGTTTGTGTTGCTATTAGTAAAATTTTTAGTACCGGGGTAAATATTAAAAATTTACACTTTATTGTGTTTGCAGGCGGCGGTAAAGCGAAGGTACGCACCATTCAAAGTATTGGAAGAGGGTTAAGACTACACACATCTAAAGAGAAGCTATATATCATTGACATAGCAGATCAATTTACATATGGTAAGCGTCATCAACTTAAACGACAATCTCTCTATGAACAGGAGCAAATACCTTACCAGATCAAAAAGGTAGCTGAAAAACTAGTATGAGTACTAAAGACGGTATAGGTACATTAAATAATATACTAGCTTTAAAGGCCCAAGCTAGTATAATAGAAGTACATTAAAAATTTATGATAAAAAAACAACCAAAAAATAAGCAAAAACTTTTAATGACAAAGAAAGAAGAAGCAGAGCTACCCGTTAGCTTAGCCATAGTTAGCTCTGTTGTAGCAACTCTTACTGGTGAGGGTGATGCTAAAGGAAAAAAACGAAAACTAAAGCCTTCTGAAAAGCCGCACTATGTAAATAGCAAGCAATTTGAAGAAGAAATTAGACAGTTTTATAAAACAGATAATATGACCGAATACCTGGCTGATGCTATAAAGCGAATAGCGTATGGGTTGTCCTTTGCACCCAATTTTATCAATTATAGCTATCGCGATGAAATGATGGGTGATGCCATAGTTAAGATGTACCAAGCTTTAAAATATAAGAAATTTAAATTGGATCATGGGTTTAGCCCATTTAGCTATTTTACAACAATTGCTTTTCATGCGTTTATTAGTCGCATTAAGAAAGAAAAGAAACATCATCAACTAATTACAGATTTTCGTGAACGCAATTACGATAGTCTTATTAATAAAGACGAAGATGAAACTGGAATCCGGGTTTGTACTAAAGATCATGGAGTTCTAGATAACAGTCTTTATAATCAAAGTAACGCTTAAGCGTTATAGATGAGTCAGAATAAGCAAGTAGCTATAATATCCGATCTTCACCTGGGTGTTCATTTGAACAGTCCAGCGTGGCATGATATATCTTTAGAGTGGGCTAAATGGTTAGTAAACGAATTGACTGAAAAGGATATTACCCAGATAATTTTTTGTGGTGATTTTTTTCATAGTCGTAGCGAGATAACAGTAAATACACTTCATCACGCAAGTACCATTCTTAGCATTTTTAAGGACTTTAATATAACCATGATTACAGGCAATCATGATTCGTTCTACAAGAACGATAGCCGTGTTAATAGTATTAGTATCCTGGATGGACGACCCAACATTACAATTCTAGACAAACCTACACTCAAACAAATACATGGTAAAGAGGTATTCTTTGCCCCCTGGGGTACGGGGTTAAACGATCTACAGAACTGCGATATTATGTTTGGTCATTTTGAAATTGAGAGCTTTAAGATGAATACCTTTAAGGTATGTGATGAGGGGTTCAAGTCTGCGGATCTATTTAAATATGCCCCCGTTGTAGTCTCAGGTCATTTTCATTTAAGAGAAGAGAGAGTATATGAGAAAGGTACAATTCTATATGTTGGGTCGCCTTTTGAACTTGATTTTGGTGATGCCGGTTCAACAAAAGGTTATTACATAATGGATTTCAATAATTTAAAGTATGAGTTTTTCCCCAATACAATATCACCACAACATATAAAGGTGTCCTTGTCTGATCTTATAAACCTTAAAGATTTTAAATCGGAAGCTAAGAAGCTTTTTAGCAACAATATTGTTAAATTATCTATTGATAAGACCATTGATAGTAGCGATCTTGAGAAGATTACTACCAAGATCAATACAGTAACTCCGTTGAGCTTAGTAGTAGACCATATAGCTACATTTGATCAACTCGGTAAAGCATGCCAGAGTGAAGTTGACTTAAGTGGTGTAGATATTGGTCAAGCAATTTCTGATTTTGTTAATTTGTTAGATATTCAAAATAAGAAGGAGGTTATAGAGTATACAGTATCACTCTATAACAGTTGTAAATGAAAAAGGTTATTTTTGATAAATTGATTATAAAGAACTTTCTCAGTGTAGGTAATACACCAGTTATTATATCCTTTAAGCCCGGGTTACATGGTATTACTGGTATTAACCGTGACCAGATTGATAGGCGCAATGGCGTAGGCAAAAGTACTGTGCCTGATGCTGTACATTTTGCTTTATTTGGTACTACTATCCGTGAGCTTAAAAAAGAATTTATCATTAATAATGTAACAGGTAAAACATGCGAAGTCGCTTTATCGTTTAGTATTATAAATGGTGAGAGTGTAGAGAACTATGAGATTGTTCGTACACTAGAACCTAGCAAGTGTTTCTTATACCATAATCAGCGAGACATAACCCGGGATAGTATTGTTAATACAACGGAGTATATTTCCCAGCTTATAGAATGTAATTCAGAACTATTTCAAAACTGTGTTATAATGACTGTTAATAATACCGTTCCTTTCATGGCTAAAAAGAAAAACGAGAAGCGTAAATTTATTGAGGGTATTTTTAACCTAGAAATTTTCAGTAAGATGCTCAATGAGCTTCGGGAGGAACAATCGGATGTTAAGAAGGACTTAGATACTGAATCAGCTCGAGAAGAAGAGGTCCGCCGGGTAGTTGATGGGCTAAAAGAACAACAAGTAAAAGCACACACCGATTATACAAACCGAAAAGCTTTACTCGAGAAACGGCGCGTAGATAATACAAAAGAACTGGCTGTCTTGACAAAGAAGCTCGAGAATATTAAGTCTATCGATATAGATGATGTGACTAAAAATATAACTCTGCTTACTAAAAAAATAACCGAATGTGATGATCAAATACAAGAGCTAGGTAAGCAAGTTGCTTCATTAGAAACAACAAATGAGTTTTGCTTCACAACAATGAGTAAGATTGGCACTGATAAGGATACATGCCCAACTTGTTTGAAATCTATTACTGAGCACGATACAAAATATATTAAAGAGAGTAAGGAAAATTACAAGAAACAAATTAAATCGCAGGAAACCGAAATTAAGGCGCTGGAATCAAAGATAAGTGAGATCAATACTCTTAAAACGAAAGTAAATGATGCGATTAAGAAGGGTCAAAATAATATCAATCAAAGTAAACTCCAAACACAACAAAAGGTACACGATGAGAAGCGTGTCAAGCAGTTGGAGGATTATAACAAACAGGTAGATCAAGACTTGCAACATCTTACCGACACAAGCACAGGTCTCACAACTATGATTGAGGAAGCAACACAAAAATTAGGGGCCTTGCAGGAAAAGGTAGAGGGATTTAAGAGAGTACTAAATTTGATGGATACGGTAAAATTTGTAGTAAGTGAAGAGGGGGTAAAGAGTTTTATTGTAAGACGTATATTAGACCTGTTTAATAGTAAACTTACCTATTATCTTAGTAAGCTTAATTCTACAGCTATTATTTCTTTCAATGAGTACTTTGAGGATCAAATTATTAACGATAAAGGTAAACTTACAAGTTACTTTAATTTTAGCGGGGCAGAGCGTAAGGCTATAGACTTAGCTATTATGTTTGCTTTTATTGATATGTTAAGATTACAAGGTAATATTTTTTATAATATTCAATTTTACGATGAATTGCTAGATACTAGTTTAGACGAGACGGGCGTTGAGTTAGTGCT